AATCTCATCGGTGCTGTCGAACTTCTGGATCGTCTGATTCGCCACCGAACACTCGGGCTCAGAAGATTACGCCGGGACACCAACGGTCTGCGCGGCCGTGTCCGTCGAGTAGTTGCGCCAGATGTCGGTCGCGCTGCCTCCGTAGCCACCCGCGATCGAGATGTTCGCTTGCGTGGACGGGAAAAAGTTCTCGATCACCTGATTCAAGTTGCCCTGGGCGGCGTTGAAGTTCGTCAACACTTTACTCGTGGTGATGTCGATGAACGTGTTCCCGCGCACAATCGACTTGCTCTGGGAGGCCCGGATCCCATGCACGCACGAGATGAAGTGGTTCCGCAGGAAGTAGTTCTGGAGCGGCACCGCGATCGATGTCGAGATGCACTCGTACGCCGAGTCGGTCTGCGACTGGAAGATGTTGTCGGCAATCATCTGATTGTGGCACCCGCCATCGTCCTCGATCGCGCTCAGCCCGCCGACGAACCGATTCCCCACGATGGAGCAATGCGAGGCATCGGGATACGTCGCGTTCTCAAACCGCTTGAGGCGAATGGCCGGCGCATCGGACGGCGGCGCAAACAGGATGTTGGCGACCGACCAGCCCTGTTCGCGCAGGAACAACAGAGGCTCGAGCGCGACGTGGGACGCGGCTTCACGCCACCGGGTTGCTTGATCGTGATGGGGCCGCGTGGGCGTGGCCCCGATGATCTGCACATTGTAGACGCCGAGCGGCGGCAACACGCTTTCCTCGCGCAAGTCGCCCGAGATCAGGATCTTGTCGTTGCTCGCCACCTGACCCGAGGCCAAGAGTGCGGTGATGGTCTGATACGACGCCGTCGGCGCTTCACCGGAGTTGCCAGAGTCCAAGCCGTTGACGGAATCGACCCACCACAGGCTTCCGAGTTGTACGCCGTTGAAGCTCAACGGGAACAGTGCCCCGTCCGGCGTGCGCGCCCACATGACGCCGTCCACCAAGCCGATCCCACCGGCATTGACGAAATTGGTGGAGGCGAGAAAATCCGCGATGGAGGAGAACTGCTGAATACCCTGGACGGCCATGACTGACTCCCTATCGGACCGCGTTCACTGACGTGGCGTGAGTCCGAAAGCGCCACGGCCCGAATCTGGGCAAGAAAGCCTTGGGGGACCGGCCTCTTTGCTAGCCTCAGAGGCCAGCCCCCTGCATCACCCCGAAGGGGTAACTCGTTACGGACGTCCGAGCAGGACCACGCCGCGCGCGCCGTCGCCGGCCGCCGAGGTCGTGTTGCCCGCCATCGTCGTGTTGCTCAGAATTGTGAATCCCGCAGCCATCGGCAAACCCTTGGAGAAGAACAGGTCCGCCACCGCGATCGAGTTCTGCGTCACGCCGACGGCAAAGGCCGTGCTCGAACCAGTCACGGCATGATCGGTGCCCTTCCACGACGCGGCCGTGGTCGTGGCCTTGTTCAGAATGATGCCGTAGATTTTGCACGGGGCATCGGCGATGACGAAGCTCGTCCCGATCTGGTAGTCGAATTCGACCACCTGCAATTCCGGCGTGCCGCCCTGCTGGGCCAGCCACGAGAAAAACGCCATTGAGAGTTGCTGTGACGCAGCATCAATCGACGCGGCATTGAAATACCGGCGCTTGGCGAGGACGATGTTTTGGACGGAAATGGCCATGTCAAACCTCCACAGGTCCGTTCAGGCTGATGTCCCGGCGGTCGGCGGAATTGCCGGCGGCTGGGCGCCTGACGACGGGGAGTTGGCCTCCGTCAGTGACGGGGGCCGAACAAGCGAGACTCTAGCACCAAGTTTGTACAAAAGTGAAATCCGCGCGGATTCGTGAATCAATCGGCCGTCGTTGTGGAACTGCTGGCGCTGGGCCACGCGGTTGGATTCGTCCCTGGCATCGAGGCGATCCGCGATGACGTCACCCGCTGCCGCGTCTTGCCCACCCCCGACGGCCCATTGGTCCCGCTCACGCAATTCCTGCACGATGTTCTGCGGTGGCGCACTTAACGCTTCGCGTGGGATCACGGACACATGCACGAGTTGGTGTTGCAGGAGAATCCGAGTGTTGGGATGCAAGCCGGGAATCGAACCGAACAGTTTGCTCATCATGCCGCCCGAGCGCGTGGCCTTGCGTGCGAGCACGTAGACCGGATGCTTCTGTGACGGGAAGATCCGCAATTCGGAGTCGTAGTCCTGAATGGGTTGAAGCCACCAGTTCTTCGGCGTAGGCAGATTGAACGGGTTGGCGATCCCGGGCAGGTAGATCGACATCAGCGTTAGGTGAACTGCGACGACACCACCGTATCCGGCGGCAACGTCGAGATTTCCGACACCCGACCACGCGGCTGCGCCACACCGGACGGCACGACGACCACTTCGGTACCTTTTTCCAGCGCCGGGAACGACTCGTGCGATCGGTCGAACTTCTCATGCCCGCCGCGGAGATGTTCGTCACCGGGCTTGAGCATCGTGCATTCCTCTGGCGGATCGAATCCTTCGACGCCCACGAGGTATTGCCCCTGCTGGCCGGACGCATCGAACGTCCCCATGCGAGGGTTCTGCGTCTTGGCGAAGCGGATTTGGTCCGTGGTCCCGGCATTCTTGCCGGGCTTGAGCACCCGCGTGACGCCGTTCTGAATGAACGTCAGTGGCTTGGACGTGCGGTTGATGAGCGTGCAGGCTTCTCCGGTCATCGTCTCTACTCCCTCCGAAAAAGAAACGGGACTCCGAGGTTCACCCCGGAGCCCCGTCAGTGTAGCACCCAGAGTGAATTCACTCTGGATTCAGCGTTAGCCGCCGACCGGCCGCACGATTGCGATCGTGGCACCCGTGATCCCGTCCGCTCGCCAGCACACGCTGGGGAGTTTGACGTGGTACTGATACCGCTGCCGATACCACGCTTCAAACGCATCGCGCGCCTGCGATCCGGTGCCCGCCCGGTGGAGGATGTTGCCGTCCTCGTTCACCCACTTGCCCTTTTCGGACATGTAGCGGCACAGCTTCATCTTGGCCGTGTCCAAGCCCATGAGCGTGCCGTAGGGGAAGTCCCGGATGACCCGGATCGGCACTTCGCCCATCGTGATGTCGCCCTTCGACGGCGACTTGAACGCCTTGGTCCCGGCATCCGGCTTCTGCAAGTTCTCACCCGAGTACCGGCGATCCGCTTGGGTGAGCTTGATGTAGAGCCGACGCACCGAGTGATGCGCGAGCATCAAGTCCGTCTCGCCGTTCATCCGCTGATCCGTCACGTCCGCGAGCATCTGCAACGTGTCGATCGACAGCGCACCCGTGGAGGCGTTCACGTAGGCGTTCACGTAGTCGTACACCGTGCGGTCCACGCCGAAGTAATCGGTGCGGTAGGTGCCGTCGTCGATGAGCGCCATCAGGCCCCAATACGCGCCTTCGTACTCGGTGTCGAGGGGATCGGTCACGGACGAGTTGGCCGCTTTCACGAGATAGTCGTTGTCGGCCCACGCCGCGTTCGGCGCGGATTCAAACGTGATCGAGTTGCCGTCGGTCGCCATCGACGCGACTTTGCTGATGCCGGCGCGGATGCCGCCCGTGGCCGGGTTGATGGCCGCCACGTAGATGCCCTTCTCCGCGTAGCGCGATCCGAAGACCGAGCCTGTGATGCCGCCGGGGGAATCGACGCCGACGAGTGCGGCACCCGAAGGGGACGCATCGTTGATCCGGCAGATGACGCCGCGGCCGTCGAGGTTCAGCGCGATTTCGCCACGGCGTGCGATGCGATCCACCAGGCCGTCCATCTGCATGGACATGGCATCTTCCCACGCGCCCTTTGAACGGGCGGTGTCGAGCATGACTTCGGGGGTCAGCAGAATCCGGCCCATCATCTTTTTGACGGTGCCCTTGACATGCAAGTCCTGCGTCACGCCCGATTCGGCAAATAGCCCGTACTCCGTGGTGAAGAACGGCGACTTGTTCGTTTCGACGCGCGCCGGGTAGACGAACTGGCGCCCGCCGAACGCCTTGTCGGTTTCCTTGTCTTCGATGATGTCCGACATGGGATTGGCCGAGTTGATGCCGTTTTCGATGTAGTCCTCATAGTCGTCCTTGAGGGTGCCATCGAGCGAGGCGGTGGATGATAGCGTTTCGCCCATCAGGAAGATGGCGAAGGCCGGATTGTCCGTGAGCAGGTAGAGCGTGATCGCGGCGACAACCCAGCGGGCGTACTTGGCTTGTGGGGTCGCCATGACGGTCGAGAACCAGCGGTGGAATCGAGAGAGGAAAGTCAACATCGAAAGAACCTTTCGAGAATTGCGAGTGAAGCTCAGGCTTGCCCCTGGCTGGCGAGGAATCGCTGCCGGGCACGTTCGTGAACCTCTTTCGCGGTTTTGGGCGCGGCGGGCGCATCAGCCGGCGGTACCCCGCCCGACGGCCCGGTCTGGGGCAATCGGCGGGTGCGTTCGACGTTCTGCGCGTTCGCCGTAACAGCGGCCTGACGAGTGGGCTGAATCCAGAAGCCCGTCAGATCCGCGACGAATTCGTCAATCAGCGAGGGATCGCCGTCCTCGTACCGGGCGTTGCGCTCACCGGAGCGATCCGACCGGATGAAGCCGAGGAGTTCCCGTGACACTCGCTCTCGCGTGTTGGCGGGCATGTCCTTGACCTCACGCCCCATCCCCTTGGCGAGCCCCGACACCGCTTGGCGCGTCATGTCGTGCCCGTGCCGACGCCAGTGCGCGGCTTCGGCCGCCCCCCCCTGCCCGGCTTGTTCGCGGAGTTGTCCGATCTCCTTGAGTTCCGGGAACAGTTCGGCAATGGCCTCCCGCATCTGGGCTTTGCGTGGATCTTCCGGCGCGTCGATACCCATGAGGGCACGCACCCGGCTTTCCAGCATTTGCGTCCGCTGCCGTTCACGTTCAATGGCTTCGTTGTAGCGGTGCTGCGGGATGAAGGGGTTTTGCGGGTCGTTGGGATTGACCCAGGTGGAGCGATCTTCGGCGTACTTGAACTCCGACGCTGGCGGGGTCGCGGCCGCGCTGCCACCGGGAACGCCAGCCGGGGGTGCCGGAGCACCAGCCGCCGGAATCACGGGTGGAGTCGCCACCGCAGACGCCCCGCCTGCACCAGCGCCACTCGCGCCGTCAGGCTGATTGAAACACAACTGTAATCGTGGGAACAGAACTGTCAGTCGGTGCATGGTTTCGACCTTCCCTTGGTATCGCGGTCTGGTTCCGCGTGTGGGTGTGGACCGTTGGGGAGTGTCACCGAAATGACGGTCACTGTCAAGAAAGCGACCAACAGAACCGTCAGGAGTGTGGCTATTTCACCACGATTCCAAAGGGTCGGTAGAGCGCATCAAAGGCGCCCGGCGTGACTGCATGCCGACGATATTCTCCCGGCATCTCCACGATGTAGCAGCCGGTGCCGTACGACAGGCCGTTGAGTTCAAACGGGATCACCATCTGGACGGCCCAGCCGGATACGCCATCACGACGGCGGATGATCTTCATGCCGGGGCTCCCATGTTTCCGCCACCCGGCGCGATGCCCGGCAGCGTATCGACCGCGTTACTTTCCTGCCCGGAGTTCAAGAGCGCACGGCCGGCCCCTTCGGCTTGTCCTGGCTGCGGCGGTCCGAGTTCCCCACCGGGCGCGTCGGGATTCTGGCCCGGCATCATGCCAGGCACTGGCGCGGGCAACCCAAACGGATTGCTCATGCCCAAGATGTGCTCCACCCGATGCAACGTGATCTCGTCTTTGGCGATGGGGTCCGACGTGACGAGTGTCCGAATCGCGTCCGTGTTCGCCCAGAGATCAAGCTGCTGAATGTGAATGGGATGCGCGTGCCACGCCTGCACGACGAGCGGCGTTGGCCCCTGCCGCCCGGCCCTGACCCACTGCACGTAGAGTTCCTGTTCGATCTGCGCGGCCTTCGTGTGCGCGTTGAGTCCAGGCGCCAGTGACGTGCCCCCGAGCAGTTCCAACGCCGCGTACTGCGTGTCGGGATTCTCGGAATTGATGAAGCCCATCCCTTTGGCCTCTTGCAGCATCGCGCGCTTACCCAGCGAGGTCTTTGGCGTGGTCGATCCGTCCTCGATGATGACTTGGACCGCGCCCTGCAAGTCCGCATTGAGGAACTGCTTGAACGTCCACGTATTGTTCGGCCCGGCAATCGACCGCACGCGCGTATCCGGCCCGTAGCTGCGTTCCAGTTCAATCGCCAGTTCCAACCACACGCGGTAGGCTTCGCCGCGCGCCGAGAACAGTGCCGTGAACCGCGACTGCGACCGTTCGACCAGCAAATTGAGCGCCGAGAACGCTTCGACGCCACCCGGCTTCATGCCTTTGAGCACGTCCTGCGTGCCTACGAGCCGTTCCGCGTCATGGAAGTCCTGTTCTCGGAGTTGGAAGAAGACTTGGTTCGGCGCCATGCCGTCGAGCCGTTCGGGCTTGGCCTGCGTCCCAGCCACGACGTTGTACCGCACGATGAGTCCCGGTTCCCCGGTGAACCGATTGACTTCCGATCCCTTGGGCTCCAGCCACACGGGGTTCGCCATGCGCTGCATGATCAGCTTCACCATCGAATCGCCCTGATTGATGGAGTCCTGCTTCGTCAGAATGGAATCGAGCGCGCCTTTGGGGTAGAGCCGCCCGCCGACGAGTTCGTACGGGTAGTACACCCACGGCCAGAGCCGTTTGCCCTTTTTCGTCTGATAGGGGAGCGGTCCGGGGAGCACGCCGCGGTCTTCGTCACGGATGATGACCGATTCCCCGTGCTGACCACCCGCAAAGCGTGCCCAGAGCCCTTGCGGGAAGTCGGCGCACGGTTTCACCCAGAGTTCGGCTTCAATCGCACCCTTGACGCGGTTCTGCGCGCCGGATCCGCTGCCCATGAACGGCCCGCGCGTCAAATCCGTGGTCGTGGCGAGCGACCGATACATTTCGAGCGAGGATTCACCCGTGGACGACGACATGCGGATCTGTTCGGCGTAGGGACGGCCCTTGTAGTAGCTTTCCGGCCGCCAGCGCAAGAAAATTAACCGATCGACGTCTTCCCATCGCTGTACGTAGGTGGGAATCAGGATTTCGAGTGGCGACACGACGAGCGTACGCCCGCACCCGACGGTTTCGGATTGGCCGATGGGGTCGCCGGTCATGGGATCCATCGCGTCCTGGAAGGTTTCTGGGGGAGCGCCGCACTGCGGACACCCCATGAAGTCGTCTTCGTCCAGATCGAGCGGATGGAGCAACATCCCGCACTCAGCGCACTGTTTCGCGGTGATGAAGACTTCGTGGGTCGTGTCGTCGCGGTCCCAATGCGGGTGCAACCAGCAGCAACCGAGCGTCGGCGCCCAGAAGTCGGCTTCAAACCACCGGGTTTTCATTGAGTGTTCTTCGGCCAGCGCCGGCTCCAGATCGTCGAGCAGTTGCGCCGTGATGACGTTCTTAGGATCGGTGCCGTTGGGCCGAATCCGGGCCGAGGGTTGGACGGCCGTGAGCATCGCCCGGATACTTGAGATCGTTTCCGCGCAGATGTTCGTGACGGGACGTGGGATCCAGCGCGCCAGGCGCTTGTCTTTCCACTCGCCGCGGCCGTTGTTGTAGATCCACTGGTGCCCATCGACGTAGAGCAGTTTTTTCCACCACGACATTTCGAGGTTGTTGCGGGCTTCCAGTGAGGACTGCCGCGTCTCGGTGTAGAGGTTCCTCACTTGGGAGTCGCCCTGTGGATCACGGGCATCGAGCAGCGCGTAGAGGTCTGGACCTTGCGGGACCGAGGACACGCCACCGGGCGGCGGGCGGAACGATCGAGGCTTCTGTAGGAGGCTCGCCCCACGGGCGAGGATGGCATCAATTGGGCCACCCACCGACATGCCGGACCCTGGACCCGTGGGAGGAAACATCAGCGAGACTCCTTATGAAACCTCAGACCATGCCCGGTTTGGTTTGAGCACCCGCGTGGTCAACTCGAACGCGATCACCCACAGCGTCAACCGACGGCACCACGTTTCCATAGCGGAATCAGGTGCCGACAGGCACCGTTTCGTGAAACCAGACGCGCGATACGAACTCGTCAGGACGCTAAATGACAGGTTGAGACGATCCGTAGGCATACAGCCAAACGTGATACCGACTATACGCGGTTGACTGATTGGGCGTGGTTGATCGATCGACCCTACGGTGTGTAACCACGTCCGCGACCGCACAAATCCTACAACCACAGCGACTCCTTATCCGGTCGGCGCGAGGTCAGCGGCGTGCGGGAACGAGGGCGTGGAGAGCAGCCCCATTTTTTCGAGTTCGGCCGCGCGGTCGTCGCCCACGTCGTTGAACAGATCCACTCCCGCCCCACCTTCGGCCATCAGGGGATTACCGCGGCCGACTTGCGGAGCCATTGCGGGCATCCCCGTGAGCTTCGATTGCAGTTGGGCCGCATCGTGGATCGCTTTGTTCATCACGGGCAGCATCGAATCGAGATGGGCACCGCGCGCTTCTGACTTGGCCGTGGCCGTGGCGAGTTCTCGCAGCAACCCGGCGCGGATCTCCTGCAAGCCTTCGACCTTTTCGCGCAACGACGACACTTCGACTTTCATGGCCTCGTAGTCACGGTCCCGAAGGAGGCGGTAGCCTAACATCAGTTCGTCTTCGGGAGTGCGACCCCACCACGCGGCAGAGCGGCGGCCAACTTCGCTTGCGGCGTCCCAGCGTCGTTGTATTCGCGGATCTTCCGGCCAAGTTCAGACACGAATTCGACATCCTCAACAGACATATTGAACAGGTTGAACGTGCCCGAGAGCGTCAAGGTGCCGCCGCTTCGCAGATCAATCGTTTGGGCGTGAGCGCTCTTGCGTGGGCCGCGTGTTTTCTTGGTCGGTGTGTCTGGCATGGGGAATCCTCCGGTGTAACGGTTGAGCGGGCTTAACGATAGAAGTCTTGCATCGGACTGTCAACGGCGGCCAGAGGGACGTTGAAGCCGTCGTAGTGCTCCGTGAAGTCGTCCGTCACCCGCACCAGCCCTTCTTCGTGGGGATCTTGATCGACCAAGGCGTTGCGTTCGATCTGCCTCCGGGCTTCTGGTGAGAGCAGCGACAGATTGCGGGCACCCTTGGTGACGTCGAGCGTAATCGCATCGCGTGGCAGTTCGGGCCACATCATGCAGGCGTACCGCAAGGCGTCGGCTAGATCATCCTCTTTTTTGAACGGCTGGGGCTTCGTGACGCCCTTCTTTGTTTCGGCGCTTTCGGCCCAGCGGTAATGCCGAAGGCGCTTGATCAGCCGCGGGCACGTGGACTTCGCAATCCGCATCTGACCGAGCGCCATCCATGAATAGACGCGCTGGATCCCGGCTTCGACGTCATTTTCGGCCGCCGTCGCGTAGAGGCCATGCGCCGAGAGTTCAATCGCGGCCTGCGCGGCGGATCGGTCGATGCCCCAGCGCACTTTCAACCCCGGAGGCACCAGCGCCTTGAGTTTCCGGGCGTGTTCGATAAACAGCCCCTCACGTTCTTCGTACTCGCGCACGACCACCAGCCCGCGCGTGGTGGCCACGATGATCACGGCGGCAAAGGGATGGTCTGTCCCAGGATCCATCGCCGCGATGGCCTGATGTTCCGGGTTGATCTCCGGCCATTCGGGAATCCACTCGCGGATCCGATCGTCGTCGGACTCGCATTTATCGATCAGCGACCCGTAAATCGTGCCCGTGGGGTACTCCAATGAGGCTTCCATCTCGCGTCGGAACAGTTCTGGCGGCATCGAGGCTCGGGCGGCTTCGACTTCGGCTTCCTCCACTGTCGGGTTATCGATGGTGCGATACTCCGTAGCCCAGAAACCCGGACGCCCTTCGGTGGCAGGGATGAAGAAGTTTTTGTGGCACCAATCCTCGCCCCAATCTGGTGTGGACGTGACCCACGCGATGCCTTTGCGTTCAATCAGCGTCGGGCGCAGCAGGTGCCACGCGAGCTCCTGAATCTTGCGGCCCTCGTCGATCCAGACCCAATCGAGGCCCGGTCCGGCACCGCGATTCGGATCGTCCAGCGACCGGAACGACACCATCGACTTATTCGGCAGCGTGAGGGTCAGACGATCTTCGGACCATTCCGTGAGTGGATGTTGGAACCACTCCTGTGGCAGTTGCGAGAAGAACGCCGGGATAACGTAATCCTCCAGTTCGGGGAACGACGGCGCGCAACACCAGCCCTTGGTGTCAGGCACGGTGCATTCTTCGACCGCCGCCAACGCGCCAATTCTCGTTTTGCCCCCGCGGCGACCAGCGCGGAGAAAGAAGTTGCGGTACGGCCGCATCCCTTTGGTCCCACATGCCGGGCAATAGATCGACTCCAGCATCGACCACGCGAGGCGCGATCCATCGGGCGCTAGACAGAGTTTGGGGCAGAAGCGCAAACGTCGCGCGTTGAGAAACGCGACCTGATACGGATTATAGAGCAGCGAGACGAGCGGCTCAGGACTGGTAAGGCGACTGCGTGCCATCAGTACCGCGTCTTTCCAAACTTCGCGGCATCAGGGGCGCGCGACGGCCCCACGGTTCTAACTCTCGGCGCGGCGCGTTCCGGCAACGACGTGGTGCCCGTACGCGCAGCGCGATCATCGTACTGTTCGGACGTCACGCGCCCCTCGTCGCGCAGTTGTTGCCACTTCCGACGTTGCGCTTCGCTCATAAAGGGACGAGTCACCGCCGATACCGCCATTCGTAACAACTGCGATTCCAGACACACACCCCAACGTATCCGTAGTAAGCAAACAACGTGAACAGGCCGAGCTTTAAGCCGCACCCGTGCCGATCGATCCACGGAAAGACGGTCCACCAGCGCGCCGTCATTTGAGACTCGGCGCTCCGACACCAACGACTACAGGAATGGCGACAGTGGGAATGTCTGGCAACGCTTTCGGCGCTTCGGGAATGCCCAAAATCGAACCGGCGCGTGGATTGCGGGCGCTGGCGATCTGTTCGGGCGTTGGATCGGTGAAGACGATCTTCATTTCGAGCGTCGTCTTGGTCACTTGCGCGTCAATCGACTTGTGGGTCCGGTACATCCCGCGCCCTTTGAGTAAGTCCTGGGTATAGTCCTTGTCGCCATCGACGAGCCCGTTGATCACGTTATCGACGGCGAGCGGAATGCCCACCTGATCCAGCCGCATCAACTGATCGGACGCCGCGCTGTTCTCCCGAATCTCCACCAAGGTGCGGTGGACCGTGGACCGTGACACGCCGAGATGTTCCTGAATTTGCGAGTTGGAATAGCCTTCCATGCGGAGCGCCAAGATGGCCGCCCGCAGCTTGGCCCGACGCACCACGCCCTGCGGATTTTTGATGCGTTTGGCGAGTCTGTCGATCTCGCGCAGGGTGTCTTCGTCTGATTGCTGGCGGCGCCTCGTACGTTCCAGCGCGATCGACGGTTCGGGTGGGGAGGGCGGTCGTCCTCGACGTTTTGCCATGCACGGCCTTTCAGAAATGGGAACCGAGCCGTATC